ACAGTTTCAGGTTCCCAATATTGATATTGCTCTAGTGCAAGATTTTTTAAATCAGGGAAATCATATCTACCTTTTTGTGCATCAAGAAGGATTATACATTTCTCATAACCCTCTACAGGTTCAAAGATTCCCCAAGTTGTAATGGCAGAGTAATCTGCAGTTTCTTTTTTAGAAAATGCAGTATCATAAGATTGTATCACGTGGAGCAGTTTTGGAAGTTGCTCTCCTTCCCATGGTTGCCACCATTCACGTTTTATAATTGCACCTTCTTCTGAAGTTGGGTCCTGCATATATTGAGCATTCCAGTTCTTTGTGGAGATAGAAGCTTTGACACCCATTAAATCTTCTTTACTCCAATACTCAGGCCAAACAGGTTCATCGTTTGGAAGTATTGCAGGGAACTCAATTACATCCCACTGATCTGCTTTTATTTCAGATTGAGCCTTCACCAACCGTCCTGTAAGATCGTCAGTAGCCCAACGAGTCATTACTACGAGAATACGACCACCGGGTTGTAAACGTTGTCGTGGCCCAGAACTGTACCATTCGTAAGCACGTTCCATAGCTGTATCAGACAATGAGTCTTGTTCAGTATGTGGGTCATCGATAATAAGTAAGTCCGCCCCTCGTCCTGTGATAGAACCGCCAACACCCGCTGCAAAATATTCCCCACCATGATTGGTCTCCCAACGTCCTTTAGCCTTACTATCTTCTCGTAATGTAACATTACCAAATATTTGTTTATACTCTTTGGTAGCCATTAAGTTTCGAACCTTGCTACCAAACCGTGAAGCAAGTTCAGCGTTGTGTGATACTTGCATAATTTTTTTCTTTGGATACTTACCAATAAACCAAGCAGGGAATAAATAAGATGCGAATTCTGATTTCGTATGTCTAGGAGGCATATTGATAATGAGCCTCTTTGCATCACCATCTGCTATCTCATGGAAAGATTCAGCAATAATCTGATGGTGCCCCTTTCCTTTTTCTTTTGTTTCTTTTCTGTAAATAAAATCTTGCCAAACAGCTTCAGCAAAAATTAAAAAATTATCCTGACATAACTTGATCCACTCCAACTGCTTCTTAAGGATTAAGTCTTTTAATTCTTCTTCGTTTAATTGATCTAAATTCATACCGTTTGGGTCCCTAGTATATTTGTATATCCTACTTTGTAAACCTCTTTGCACAGCAAAGCTGTGCCAAAAAACGCGCGTGGTTTTACGCGGTTTTTGTTTTTATGTTCGTGATTTGAATGAGCCTTGTAAGGTTGGAACGCGTGGCCACGTGGCGCGTATGCGCCACGTGTTAGATTTTACTTTGTTAGTATTGTGACTAGGTCTTGAAATTTAGTCAGTATGTTTTGCCTAAACTCATCAACACACCTGTTGCCCTGGTTTTCTAGTATGTGCTTTTCAACTTCACTCTCCAACATTTTATACATCAGTTCATAATTAAGTTGAGTTGTTTTCTTCTCATCAACTTGATGCTGTTGGTTATTGAGTTCAGTTCCTCTAACTCTATTAGCAAGTGTTTGAGCAATGTTAATTAAATTATTCGGCATTTGCATCACTCCCAATAGCTTTGAATTCAGCATACTCAATGATCTTTTGATACTCATTAAATAAATCATTATGCTTAACTTTGAAATTCTCTTTATCAAAGTTTTTTCTTTTACGATTTATTTTTTGAACTCCAAAACTATTCCCATGTTCATCTTGAACAATGATTAAGTTTTGATTTGTTCTATCAAATACATTTACAACATTTTGTTTCAATGTATCTAACTCTTTATTTAGTCTATTTGCTTTTAGCTTTAATTGAGCATATGCAAGGACTGATTTTTTTTCGTCTTGCTTTAGCTTCTTTATTGCATTTGGCATTTTTACCTCTTTGTTAAGTTATACAAATCTTATGATTTGCCCTATCTTTTTATATCCTATCAATTCCCATTACAAGAACTAATTTAACTTTTTTTTATCTTTTTTATTAAAGTCAAGTACAACCTCTGGTACTCTATCACAATGCATAATACTAACATTTTCACCTTTACCAAAAAACTCATGGATTTTTTTGATGAACTCCTGCTGGTGTTGTTCACCTTTCTTGATAGTCTTTTCATCACCAACGCGAGACGAGGAACGAGGCGAGGCATTATTCTTTCTTTTCATTTTCTAACTCCTTAATCCATTCATCTACTTCATTCGCTACATGGTCAGCGACATCAGTTTTAGTTTCTGTGTACCACGTGCCGTCAGGTCTTTCCCATGTCATAACAATCGCCCAACCACTAACACGAGGCAAGGCGACTGTGTCGCCTTGCTTGTTATCTTTAGGCATTACCAACTACACCAATATTCTACGACCTTGTTTTCAGAGATCGCTTGTTCGCAGAATTTTAAGAACTTCATGTCCTGCTCTTTGTAATCCTTAACGCTTTCCTCTTGAAACTGTTGTCCCCAAAAGAAACCATCTTCGGCTACATAATCAGAGAAACCTTTTTCTATCTGTTCCCCCAATTCTTTCACGACCTCTTTAGTCATATAACATGGTGCTTCTTGGTCAGCATTAAATCCTAAATGTTTAAGCATGCCTTCAGGCTCTACTGCAGGATTTTGTTCTGCCCATTTCTTCGCCATGAACTCTTGAAGTCTCGCGTGCTTTCGCCATACGAAAACTTTTTCGTGTTCATTTTTACTTTCTTCTTCGTTGTCAGAATAATATTTATCCCAATCAACTTTATGGTTACGCAGATGTGCGTGTTGGTCTAATCCCATAACTTTTCTCCTATTTGTTAGTTTGTCTCCTCTCTTATCAACTCCCATGTTTAAATGCAACAATTATCTTTTAGAATAATTCTAAACTAGAAAGGCAAACCATTTGGCTTTCCAGAAGCGCGTGCACTATCCTTTTAGTTCTTTCATCAGCAAACCAATCTTCGTAAGACCGAGCGAGAGATTTTCCCACCAGCAGTTCACCCTGCGGGGTGAGCTCCCGGATCACGCTGCTGGTGATGCCAGTCTGGCTTAATGCCGAGCGAGAGATCTAACCGACAGCTGCAACGAGCGAGAGAGCTAGGATGAAGGTGAACCAGCCAGTGCCTCTTGGGTAGAGAATTAGAAAGAACACATACGCACTAACGAGTCCCGCGATCATCGGTTTGTCCTGCTGCCGGAGCTGGATCTATCACCTCAGACTCTGCCCACGTATTACCATTCGCAATGCAGCGCGAGCCCGGGCCTCCAGTAAGAGCGTATACTTTACCAGCTTCAGGTTTGTCCTGCAGCCGGTCCTGCGAGGACCAACCATCCGGTGGTGCATTCTCAGCATTGATTTTCTTTACGAGCTTCTTAAGTGTTGTCTTCATCTTTTCCTCCTTATATGTTTAATGAAATGATCCCTGTACCGAAGAGTACGGCCAGGTAAATAATTGTTGTGTATACTATTATCATTGCTCTCCTATGTTACTGATCACGCATCAGAGATTCACCAGCCGTCTTTCAGGCCATCGTACATCCGTTGATCAAACGTTCACTTAGGCGAAGGTGATGCGCAACCATTAATGGCCACCGAAGTTTACACCTTACGGTTACCTCCTGACGTGGCCACAGACCTTACATAAGACCTGATGGGATATATGTCAAGAGCTTTTTTTTATTTTCTTGAATCTTTCTTTGAGACTAATGCTTTTACCTATGTGACTTGGTTTTTCCATTTCCTCTACACATGCTATCGCGTCCTGCACCAGCTCCTGAAGGGACTGGTTCTGCTGCGTGAGCACATCTAGTTTCCTATTATATTCCCGAGATTTGTTCCGAGAACGAACGAGATCTAAAGCGTCAAAATCAACTGCCATTCTTTCTCCTTTGTAAAAGGATTGGTGGAACAAGACACTTGCGCGGCCTAGGCATAACAGTCTCACCAATCCCTAAACATATATAAGACTTCATGGGATACATGTCAAGTGGAACTTTTCCTGGATCACCTGCACCAGCTCCTGAAGGAGCTGCACGGGATGCCAGTCCATTACCTGAACGAGAACGAGAACGAGGTTTCGCCCGAGAGCGAGAACGAGATCCTGCTGCCCCGGCCCCGTCACCGGGCCACTGCTAACTAAGAGGTAAAAAACAGTGGCCTGGAAACGAGAACGAGGATCACGCAGCCTGAGCTCCCAGCTCCTGCAGCAGGAGATCCTGCAGCTGTAACCATTGACCGTTGGCCGAGAACGAGAAACGAGGAACGAGAGACCGAGGATCAGTGAAACTGGACACCGGCCTGTAGAGTTTAAGAGACCTCTGCGAGGGGGTCTCTTTCAAGATAAAAACAGTACCACCAGCTTTTATATATCTATTTATCCAAACAATTTGCCACTTGTTTAACTTAGGATAACTCAGATCATCTGATTTAAGTTCTATCCAATAAACTCCACGTTTATGTACACCATGTACATCAGGAATTCCATTAATTGTGCTAGATTCTATGCGTGTTAAAAAGGATTCGCTAAGTGCTTTTTTTACTTTCTGCCATAACAAACTTTCTCTGTTTTTACTTGCCATGATCAACTAAGTTTTTTTATTTCCTTAATGACTGAATTAGGTATCAATGTAGTATTTCCAATAGTTTCAATTTCAGTTTTATTATCGTTATATGAGTAATCACCAAATATTCTAGTCACACCTTTTGTCTGACTTAGGAGATGACCGTTGGTGATGCAGGTAGCAAGCTTTGCTTTTTTTACATCTGAAAAACTACTCCATGATGAATCCGAGACAATGTCAAACCATTCAACAGAAACCATTGGATATTTATCTATTTCTTGTTTTACCTTTTTGGGTATTGCAATCTTTTTTCTATTCATCAATCTCTACCTTTATTTTTCCAACATGTGTAGTAATTGTAGAGTTATGTACTTGGTTAAAAACATCTAACCAATCAGACCAACTAGCCTTGCTCAACTTCTGCAACGTCTTCTGACTTAACTTCAATCGTTTTGGCGTTGTATCCATCGATTTTGTTGGATAGCTCTTCCAATTTCTTTTCAAGTTGTTCACGTGACATACCCTCCAGACCAGTTACTGTAACTTCTTTTCTATCAACGTAGGCACCT